ATGACAACGTCAGGTGACTCAACTTTTTTTGGAGATTTATCTAATTCAAGAGGTGAGTTTGGTGCAATGTCAAATTTTACAAGATGTATTTTTGCAGGAGGAAATTCAGCAGTATCTCCTAATTCAACTAACATAATAGATTATGTTCAGTTTAACACGACTGGTAATGCAGCAGACTTTGGAGACTTAGGAGCAGCTACTACTAGAAGTAGTGGAATAGGTGGTAATGCAACAAGAGGTATTGTTACTGAAGGAAACTCTGATGGAAATCAAATTCAATATATAACACCATCTGCTTTAGGTAATGCAGTAGACTTTGGTGATAGAACAGTTTCAGGAACTTTTGTAGCTGGCGTAACATCACCAACTAGAACTTGTTTTGGAGGAGCATTTACACCTTCGGTGTCAAATATTATTGACTTTGTAGAAATAGCTACAACCGGTAATGCAGTAGACTTTGGTGATTTAAGTAATTCTTTAAGAGACGCAGGTGGATGTTGTAGTTCAACTAAAGGTGTTTTTATTGGAGGTTTAACTCCTACAAAATTAACAACATTAGATTTTATAACTATATCCTCACAAGGTAATGCAACTGACTATGGTGATTTAACAACCGCTGCAAGAGGACCTTTAGGTTTATCAAATAGTGTTAAAGGTTTTGCTGCAGGAGGTGATACAGGAAGCACAGTAAATACTATAGAAACTTTTGTAATTAACACAGGAGGAACAGCTACAGATTTTGGAGATTTAATAGAATCAAGAAAAAATGCAGCTGGAAACTCAGCATCGCACGGCGGATTAAACGACGGGTATCAAGGAACAAGACCATTACCATTTAACGAAACTGGTGGGGATTTAGCCGTTCTTATGGGCTTAAACAATGGTAGCTATATTTCAAGAATGGATACTTATAGTATTTCCACAACAGGTAATGCAAATAAATTTGGTGACCTCACATCTAGCAAAGGTGCAGCAGGAAATTTAGGAAGTAAAACAAGAGGTTTAATGATGGGTGGAGGTAGTCCTGGAGCAACTTCTCCTATTGATTATATAGAATTTAAAACAGAAGGTAACGCCGCAGATTTTGGTGATTTAACTCAAAGCACATTTGTTAATGGTGCAATGGCAAATAATACAAGAGGTTTAAGTTATGCTGGTGCAAACCCTTCAGCAACAAACGTAGTTTCTTATGTAACTATCTCAACTTTAGGTAACGCCGCTGATTTTGGTAACGCAAGTGACTCAACTAATAATACAGCAGGAATTTCCAGTAACACTAGAGCTATCGGAACAGGTGGAAGTGGCCCTATAAATACTAATATAGATTATTTTACTATTTCAACAACAGGAGATTATACAGATTTTGGAAATTTAACTGTCGCTAGAACTCAATTAGGAGGTGGTGTTAATTCTTCTACAAGGGGTTGTTTTAGTGGAGGAGCAGCACCGTCGCTTTCAGATGTTATAGATTATGTAACTATTGCATCAACTGGTAATGCTACAGATTTTGGAAATTTACAAACTGCTAGAAGTTATGTCATGGGTGGTTCTAATTCAACAAGAGGTGTATTTAATGCTGGTTCAGCTAGTCCTGGAAATATAAATACAATAGGTTTTGTTACGATTGCATCAACTGGTAATGCTTCTGATTTTGGGGATTTAATAGAATCTTATTTTCTTGGTTCTTCTGCAGCTTGTAACGGACATGGAGGATTAGTAGGTGGCTAGAGCAACAACATATAAATTAAATATAACTGTAGTTAATCCAGGTTCTGGAAATAAATACTACATAGATGGAATACAACAAACGTACATATCTTTGTTTCCTGGTTGCACATACGAATGGAATCAAGATGATAGTTCTAACTCAGGACATCCTTTAAGATTTGCAACACAACCTGATGCAGCAAATTCATCGGAATACACAACAGGTGTTACAACATCTGGTACACCAGGTTCAGCTACAGCTTGGACTAAAATAGAAGTTACAGGTGATACACCTTATAGATTATATTATTATTGCACTAATCATTCTGGAATGGGTAATACAATTACCGTTGATACTTTAGGAACAGTTACTAGAGGAGTTCAAGCTGGAAACTATCCTTCTCAAACAGATAGAATTATTGCAATAGATATGACGACTACAGGAAAGGTTGTTGATTTTAGTAATTTGACTTCAGGAAGATATGCTTGCGCAGGAGCTGGAAATAAAGTTATTGGATATTTTGCTGGAGGTTCTCCAGATGGAGGAAGCACAGAATTAGATGATATAAACAGAATAACTTATTCTAGTTATGGTAATGCAGTAGATGATGGTGATTTAACTGTAGCACGACACTACATTCAAGGAACAGGTAATGACACAAGAGCAATATTTTCAGGTGGTGTAACTCCAAGTCAATCAAATGTAATTGACTACAAAGAATTTGGAACTGGAGGAGATACATCTGACTTTGGTGATTTAACACAAGCTAGAAACGAAGGAGTTGCGTATTCTTCAACAACAAGAGGAATATATGCTGGAGGTGACCCTAGTCCATATGATATTATTGATTATGTAACAATAGCTAGTACAGGAAACGCAACAGATTTTGGGAACTTAACTGTTGCTAGAGGAGCTTTAGCTGGATCTTCAAGTGCAACAAGGGGTGTGGAAGGTGGAGGATCATCTGTAAGCAATGTAATTGATTATATTACAATCGCTTCTACAGGTAATGCGACAGATTTTGGAGATTTAAGTCAAGCTAGACAAAATTTAGTAATGGGTATTTCTAATAAATTAATTTGTATGTTTGGTGGTGGTAAAACTCCAAGTGATGTAAACACTATTGATAGAGTAGATATAGCAACAACAGGTAACGCAGTAGATTGGGGTGATTTATTAGAAAGCACAGGATACAATCAAAGTTCTACGTCTAATGGTCATGGAGGTTTAAGTTAATGTCTAATTCAGGAAAAGTTTGGGATGTACGAGAAGCTTATAAACAAATAAGAGGTAATCAGTGGGATGCTGGTAATGGTAGTAAAGCTTTAGTAGGTGGTGGATACACTCCAAGTAATACAAATAAAATTGAAACTTTTAATATAGCCGTAGCAGGTAATGCTACAGATTTTGGTGATTTAGGGGGAACTGTTGGTGAGGCTCAAGCCGGAGCTTCTGCTACTCGTGGTTTTTGGGCAAGAGGAGGATCTTCTGAACAAGTAAATTTTGAAGCAGGAGGAAACACTGCAAGTTTTGTATCTCTTGGAATAACTCCGAGAACTAATGGAGCAGCAGGAGATAGCACTCGTTCTATGTTCATGGGTAATGGAGCACCTTCATTTTCAAATACAGTTGAGTTTATAACAACAGCTAATAATGGATTTAATGCAGACTTTGGAAATCTTTCAACCGGAACCGATAGAGGAGGTGCTTTATCAAGTCCTACAAGAACTTTATTTGCAGGAGGAGAAAAATCGGATGGAAATAACACAAACACTATTGATTTTTTTACAACAGCAACAACTGGTAATGCGACAGACTTTGGTGATTTAACTGTAGCAACTAGATATTTAGGTGGAGCAAGTTCAACCACTAAAGGTCTTTTTTTTAATGCTTTTTCAACTAGTAGACAAACAAGTATAGATGTTGTTCAAATTGCTTCTGCAGGAAATGCAACAGACTTTGGTGATACATCTTCTGAGCGTATTTCTGCAGGTACTACTTCAAATAAAATAAGAGGAGTTAAATGTGGTGGTACAGATGGTTCACTTTCAAATGTTATAGAATTTGTGACGATAGCAACTAACGGTAATGCTTCAGATTTTGGTGATTTGACCGAGGCTAAAAGTGGTACTAACGCTTGTAGTAATGGCCATGGTGGATTAGATTTGGGAGTGTTACCACGTGCATCAGTTAGTTACATGCCTGGATCAGGGAGAGCTTTGTTTGCAGGTGCATCTTTTCCAGAAATAGATACAATAAATTTAATTACCATTCCAACAACAGGTAATGCTTCTGATTTTGGTAATCTAAGTCAAGCTCGTGGTAGAGGTGGGACTTGTTCTTCTTTAACAAGATTATGTGTTGGAGGTGGAGAATCTCCAACTGTTAGAAATACAATTGATACTACAGAAATGCAATCACAAGGTAATTCAGCAGACTTTGGAGATTTAACTCAAGCTCGTGCTCAAGGAGCTGGTTTATCATCACAAACTAGAGGTGTTTATTATGGAGGTTTTTCATCTCCAACTTTTTATAATATTATAGATTACATAACTATAACAACAGCTGGTAATGCTACAGACTTTGGTGATATTTCAGCTAATAGAGGTTCCATTCAAACTTGTTCAAGTTCAACAAGAGGAATAGGACAAGGCGGTAGAGAACCATCAAATACAAATACTATAGAATATATAACAATAGCATCAACTGGTGATGTAACAGATTTTGGAGATTTAACGGAAGCTAGATCAACTGGTGCTGGTGCATCTTCTGCTACTAGAGGTGTTGCAGCAGGAGGTTTAAACGCTCCAGCAGATGCAACCACAAATGTAATTGACTATATCACTATAGCATCAACAGGAAATTCTACAGATTTTGGAGATCTTTCAGTCGCTAGATATATACTTGGTGGCGGAGCATCTAATAGTGTAAGAGCTGTTTTTGGAGGTGGTAAAGCACCAAGTGATGTTAATACAATGGATTTTATAACTATAGCTTCAACGGGTAATGCAGCTGATTATGGTGATCTAATAAATGCAAATTCTGGTTATCCTGAAGGATCTAATTCAGACTCACATGGTGGTTTACAAGCTTAATAAAATAGTGTAGTATCCTACAAAATGAAAGAAGAATTATTACAGTTATTTCCTACACCTTTATTAATTGTACCTTACGAAGAACCAATTGATAAAGAGCTAACATATTTAAAAACCATTAGTTATCGTGAACAACAACAAAATGGTAATTATAGATCAGATGATTCGTACTTGTTACGTAATGAAGAATTAAAAAACATAAAAAACTTTTTAGGTGAGGCTGTAGATAAATTTACTAAGAATGTATTGAACTCAAAACAAAGATTAGTGATTACTCAATGTTGGGCTAATAGAAATCCAAAAGGATCCAAGCATCACGAACACGTGCATCCAAATAGTATTATATCTGGTGTAATGTATTTTCAAATAAATGAAAAGCTACCACCCATACAATTTGCAAAAACAAACCAAGCTGGAATGAAACTAGATCCTATAAAATACAATCATGTAAACTCTGAGTCTTTTTTATTACCTTGTAAACCAGGTGAATTAATATTATTTCCATCTTCATTGAAACACAGTGTC